CAAAACCTACTCTTGAAGAACTGCAAGCAGAGTTGCAAGATATTGTTAACAAACACAACCAAGCACAAGAAGTTGTCAAGCAATGTCAAACAAGGTTTACTGAATTAACAGCTATCATTAAAGATAGAACTACCCCTGAATCTGATGCCACTTAAAGGAAAACAGTACAAGATTGATGCTGATGGTGATAAAAAAATCACTAGAAAAGATTTTATGCTTCTAGCTAAAAACAAAAAGAAAAAAAAGAATGGAAATAAATCTGCCTGATTTACCAGATACAGATTATATTCTCGTTCCACCTAAAACAATTTTTTATCCACCTGTGGCAGAGATTCCATATCTAGATCCAGTTCTTTTACCGAGTCTGGAACAAGTTGAGTCGGGTTTGGGAGGTCAGGAATCTTCTGTTGAAGAAGAAAAAGCATCTTCAACGGAGGAAGCGTTAGAACTAACACCAGAGACAATACCGACAAACCTGCCAAACACCAAAGAAACTTTATCAACTGAAGAAGCTATAGCTACTTTTAATATACCTTTTTTTGGTGAAATGCCTATACCTGCACCAGAGGTCATAGCTTCTAGTGTAATCGCTGCTGGTACTGCTTCAGTTGCTAGTGTGGTTGGTGGTATCGCTATGCAAAGCGTATTAGCTTTTATCAAGAAAACATTTAAGAAAATCTTTACTAAAGTTTTGAAAAAAGAAGTCGCAAATGTGAAGGAAAAGATGGATAATAATAAAGGTAGCTAGAGTTCACATACCTGTACGTGTGGCGTCTAAACTAGCTACTTAAATTTTTCTGCGTTGGCTTTTACATAACTTCGTATATTGATTACATCATTGCAGATATATGCGAACTTAGATTTAGGATTTATCATGTAACCGCTTGCGTGAAGCTGCCCACACTTCAAGATACGAACTAGCTGCTTATCATGCACTTGCTTGTCTAGTTCTTCTTTGGCTAGGTCTAGCTTTACTTTTGCTAGTTCAGAACACGTTTCATTATTAGTTCCTAGCGGTATCATAAAACTCATTTGTATTCCCCAACCTTCATTGATGCTATATGTTTCTTCTCCCTGTGCATCATTACCTGTATAGAAAGGAGTTACAGCCATAGTAGGTTGACTACAGACCAAGTTGCCAAACTGTAGCTTACCTGTCATTCCATTATTAACATTCATATTCTGGTTGATAATACTAGAATTACCAACAGCATTAGGTTGAGCCTGTACGTTTGTATCGCCTTCAGCTCTTGCTTTATTACTGACTAAAGACAGACAAAGAAGTGATAACGCTAGTAGTCGTAATCGCATCATTAAGAGTTACTTTTTCAGTCATTTGGCTTGCTGCCCTAGTAGTAATACTAAGTGACCAATCTTTTGTACTGTCTGCAACAGTAAATACTGCATCACCGCCAGCTATACCAGCAGATGCAGCTACAGAAATATTAGATGCTTCCCAAGTATTTAGGGCTGATCCATATTTTTCTGTGACTACGCTGCGAGTTATGGTCTGTGTAGTATTCTCAGTTCTGTTACTAGAACCAGTAGTCCAAGAAGGCACTCCGTTTGCGTAACAAGGTGCAACTATAAATAAACCTAGTAAGAGTAGCTTTTTCATTTGATGCCTACTTTAGTGTTCTTATTATCTACTATAGTATCTTTTTTCTTTTTTATCGAAAACCCTAGTGATGCAGTACTAGCTGAAAAAATACTTGCAATAAATGTCGGATCAAAATCTACAATCTTTTTACCAGATGGCGGTTCGTAGTATGAAAGAGATAAAAGTGTTGCCGACCACAAAAGTACGCAAACTTTTACAATGGTTTCGACTTTACTAGGTTCTTGTTCTTCCATAGAAGTGCAAACTCTTGTTTAATACTAGCAATGTAGCTATGTTTGGAAAGTAACACAAGATTATTATGCTAAAAATCTTAAAACCAATACTACTAAAGTTCTTTACTACAACTGCTGTAAAGAGATTAGTAGTCGATCTTCTTCGTGCAATCTGCAAGCAGACCTCGAATACTCTTGATGACAGGGCTGTTGATATGTTGGAGCAACAGTTGTTTCCTAAGATAAACTAATATGAACCATAAAGAGTTTTTCAAGATTCTTGTTGGTGACCCACCACCAGAAATAGAGTTTGAAATCGAAGTTAAGCAACGTGAGACAGAACAAATGCCCGAAGAAGTTGTAAGGGCATATTGTTTAGACCTAGTTAAGTACACCAAGCTACAAGATTTGCTTTTGACTTCAGCAATAATGCGTATATCAGATATAGAAACCAAACTATATCGCTATGAGAAAGGTATGAGACTATACAAGAAAGTAAAAAAACTAGGTTTCTTTGGTAAGATAAAGTATCTTCTTACTGGCAATACAAGTAAGAAATGATTATATTATTTAAAAACAAGACTAATCATGGATAAGAATTTTAAAATCCTAGAAAAGTTACATTTACTTCTTGCAAAAGAACTGACAGATAAGATTACAAGTGGAGAAGCAAAGGCAGGTGATTTAAACGTAGCTAGACAGTTTCTAAAAGATAATGGTGTTGAGTGCTTACCTGTAGAAAAGAACCCAATGCAAGAGCTTATGGAAAACCTACCAGACCTAGATGCTGTACCTTTAGCTGATTTATAATTGCAACCTTTACCAAAAAAACTACAAGACTTTAGATATTTCTTAATCGTTACTTGGAGACATCTAAACCTACCAGACCCTACACCTGTTCAGTTAGACATAGCTGAATATCTACAATATGGTGCAAGACGTAAAATCATACAGGGATTTCGTGGTGTAGGTAAGAGTTGGATTACATCTACTTATGTAGTGTGGAGACTTCGTATGAATCCACAACTAAAGTTCTTGGTTGTATCTGCCAGTAAAGATAGAGCCGATAACTTTACTACATTTACCATGCGTCTTATCAATGAGATGCCAATATTAGCTGATTTGATCCCCAGAGACGACCAGAGGAACAGTAAAGTTAGTTTTGATGTAAAACCTGCACAGGCCGATCATGCTCCCTCATGCTCTTCTAGAGGGGTCTTAGGGCAGATGTCAGGAGCTAGAGCAGATGAAGTGATCGCTGATGACGTAGAAGTTCCTAACAACTCCTATACGCAGCCCATGAGAGACAAACTTAGTGAAGCTGTAAAAGAATTTGAAGCGATACTAAAACCAAATGGAAAGATTACCTTTCTTGGTACACCACAAGTAGAAAACTCTGTGTACCTAACACTAGAAGAAAGAGGATATGAAACAAGAATATGGACTGCACGTTACCCAGAACTAAAAAACAACTATGGAGATAGACTTGCTCCTAAAATACAGAAAGAACTCCTAGAAGGGCTTGTAAAGCCGAAAGACCCTGTAGACCCTATAAGGTTCTCAGCACAGGATTTGATGGAACGTGAGGCCTCCTATGGGCGTTCTGGGTTCAATCTACAGTTCCAACTAGATACAACCCTTTCAGACCAAGATAGATACCCTTTAAAAATAAACGACCTAGTAATCGCTTCTGTAAATAAAGAATTTGCACCAGAAAAAATTATCTGGTCTAATAATCCCGAATATGTCATCACTGATCTTCAATGTGTAGGGTTCAATGGTGATAGATTTTACCGACCAGCCCAAGAATTTGGTGACTTCATAGAATATACAGGCTCGGTTATGTTTGTTGACCCTTCTGGTAAAGGTAAGGATCAGACCGCTATAAGCTGCGTTAAGATGCTTAATGGTAATTTATACGTCACAGAGTGTTTAGGGCTGTCTGGGGGCTACTCAGATGCCGTTCTGGAGAAGATTAGTAAGATTGCTAGAGACAATAACATAAATCAAATACTCGTTGAACAAAACTTCGGTGGTGGTATGTTCGCTGAACTCCTCAAACCCTTCCTTATGCGATTCCACCCCTGCCAAGTTGAAGACGTTAGAAACAATAAGACTAAAGAACTGCGTATTATCGACACATTAGAACCTGTAATGAACTCTCACAGGCTCATAATTGACCGCAAAGTGATAGAAAAAGACTTTCGTTCTAATCCTCAAGAGACACCAGAAAGAAGATTAAAGCTTCAACTTGTCTATCAACTATCTCGTATATCTCGTCACAGAGGTTCTTTGGTACATGATGACCTTGTTGACTCTCTAGCAGGTGCAGTTGCTTACTGGACAGACTATATGGCTCAGAATGAAGACCTAAATATATCCAAAAGAAAAGAAGAATTACTCTCTATCCACACAGATCATTGGAATGATTTAATGAACAACACTATATCTCAAACTGCTATGGGTATGACCCCTCAACAAATAAGAAATACTAACGTTTCAGATCAAGGTTTTATAAAAGATTTCTATTAGGGACCACTATAGGAGAAAGAACAACTTTCTATACACTAAGAACACACTAAGATTACACTAAGAACACCCTAGGGGGGAGAATCCTTGGCTTGCTGCTGCAAGACTACTTCCAAAAAAAATTAGGAACAAAAATTTGAAGGGGTTTACGAATATGTATATTGCAAATTTTACCCGTAGCCCTCGCATTTTGTATAAAAAAAAGATTATATCTAGCAGAACTATTGATATAACTAGGGTTTGATAATATATCTTATATTATTTAGGCCGTATTAGGTCAAATTTTTAGATTGACTATGTATATTTCTAAGTAATCGGTACGGGGAGTATATGTTACAGAATGTTAAGATGAATTTCTTAAGTGATACTAAGGGATTAGAGGAAATCAGTAAATCAATCCTAACAAAACAGTAATATATATATTAATATTATTATTAAGCAGTTAAACCGACTGCACTATTTACAGAACCACAAATGACTTTCACTTCAAAGAAACCAACAGTAAAAATCGAAGACGCTATCCTTAGCGACTTTATGGAACTATTGGACAATCAGCAACTAGACAACGTATGGACTAAAGAATGGACTGCTTCAAAGTCTCAAGGGCATATCAATTTTTTAACTGGTCATGCCTACTCTGGTGCAAATCCTATAATCCTTGAAATGTACCAAACATTGAGGGGACAAGAGTTACCTTTATGGGTGGGATATGGACAGGCTAAAAAAGACTTGAATTGCATACCTAAGAAAGGCAGCAAGGCAGCAAAAATCTTAAGGCCTAATCCTATCAAGATTGACCTTAAGAATGAAGACGGCAGCCCTAAATTAGACAAAGAAGGGAACCAAGAATTTATTATGAAAGTTACTTTCAAAGGAGCTAGTGTTTTTAATATTTCCGATCTAGTCGGATTAGATGACAAAGCACAAACAAAGCTTAATAAAATTATTGATTCATTCAAAGCTGACTGTAAGAAGTCAGTAAGGCCATTATCTGATAGATGCAAAGATGCTTATGATCGTCTTATGATCTATTCAAAAGATTTAAAAGATGGTGTAAAGCATAGAGGTGATAAAGCATACTACACCGAAGATTATGTAGTAATGCCACCTAGAGAATCATTTGTAAATGATGAAGCTTATCTTGCAACCTTGGCTCATGAATTTGCACATAGCACAGGCACAAAAGATAGACTTAATCGCAAATGGTTTCATGAGTATGGAACATATCGAGGACTCGAGGAGATGACCGCAGAATTTACGGCTGTATTGGTATCTAATCGACTTCAGATAACTTGTAATACTCAGAACCACGCAGCCTATTTATCAGGATGGGCAAAGGCTGTTAAAAACAGCAAGTCACCATCTCAGGCACTTATGAAAGTATTTTCAAATGCTGTCAAAGCTGCCGATATGATAATAGGTGAACAGTAAACAGATTCTTTCTTAGAGGGCTTTCTAGCCCTCTCTGAAGGACTCAAAAACCTTCACTTGTAAACCTTACATTTAGAACCACTATGAAAGCAGGTCACTATTACAACCAAGCTGAGAAAGCTTACCAAGTCTTACAAAAGTATCACACTAAGATGTTTGACTTAGGTGGAGAAGAATCCGAGCATTGGTGTGATGAATTAAACCACCAAGAAAGAGTATTAAATCAATCTCTTAATTGGGGTAAAGATGATGAACTTTTTACCGAAGCTGCCGAGTTTGATACAAGACTCTCAAGAGTTGACGATCACATAAAAGAATATCTATCTGACATTAGATATTTAAAAGGTCGTATCAAAGAACTCAA